CTGGTGCCGGGCGATGAGGTCGGCGTCCTCGAGCCGTGGAGCCCGCCGGATCCGTTCGACGGGCTGAGCACCTCGTCGGCGCGGATCGCGCTCCAGACGATCCAAAACGGGTTCGATGACGGGCAACGCTACACGCTCAAGAAGTCGCGCGGGACGAAACGCTGGGCGGGCGATGTGGTCATCGATGCCGGGGCCGATGTGAGCGAAGTGTCGGCGAAAGCGATCCTCAAAACGTGGGTTCAAAGGGGCATGATCTTCGAGGATCAGGTGCGCAATCCGAAGACGCGAAAAGAGGAAAATGGGCTCTTTGTGAACATGGAATTGATGCCAGGAACGGTGCAAATATGAGGCAAGTCTCAAAACTACAGTTGAAGCGCACTTGGGGCGCAAAAGGGTGCGCTCCAACTTTCCCGCCCCTTAACCTTGAAGCGCACGCGCACCTCAAGTGCTTGAAGCGCACTTGGGGTGCGGCTCGCGTAAGATTTCAAGGTTGCGGGACGGGTGGCGGCGCGGAGTTCGAGGCATGAATAACCTCGATACCGTGTCTAGGTCAATGGAGATGAAATGGGGCGTGGACAGGCTGCCGCGTCTCGTGTCCGAGATCCTCCGAATCAAGTTCGACCAGCAACGCAACTTGCTCGAGGCGGCGATCAAGTCGAAGGACGCGGCGCGGATTGCGAAACAATCGGAAGGGATGCGTCGAGCCTGGGTAGCATTGGACCAAGCCGCGACGGCCGACGGCCACATGCCGCTTGGCGATGCGGTGTGGACCATGAGGCACGAGAAAACCGGCAACGTCGTGACTGTGTTCCGCGACGACGCGCAACTCGTCGACATTGCGGCGGCCGGTGGCGTGAGTTTCACGCTCGAGGAACTGGTGAAAATGATCCCGGCCGAGGTGTTGGTAGCTAAGAAAGAGTTCCACGGCTGCCGCGTCGTGGATGTCCGAGACAAGGGAGGCGACGAGGAGCTCAATGACGAAATCCCGTTCTGATCTGCCCGCGATCCTGGAAAAGCGGCGGCTCAGCATCATGCCCGCTCGAGCCTTTATGGATCCCGAGCTCGACATCATGTCGCTGCGGTTGCTTGGTTGCCTTTGTCTGCACGCTAACAAGCACGGCATCTGCTGGCCGACGCGTGAGACGATATCGAGCTACACGGGGCATCATCCCGACAATCTGAGCAAGAAAGTCACAGAGCTCACCAAACGCGGCTACATCCGTAAGCTGAACCCTCGCAAGTTCAAGGTTCCGCGACGAGGCAGCAAGTGGCCGGTGAACAGGTACCAGGTGCTCTACGATGGACCGGAGACGCCGTTACCAAGCCTCGAGGAGTTCTTCGCGCCGAAGCCCAAAGCCATCGAGGACATGGACGGCGCGCCGACAGATCGCCAGGACCAGATAGAACAGCAAGGGGTTCAAGGGGAACGCTCGCGGATTTCAGTGTCTCTCGCATCTGCGTTTTGCCGCGCCGTCGAGCGCGCCAGCGGCGAGCGTCGGCAGCCGGAGCGCCAGATCGACGAGGCCGAGCGCCTGGCCAGGCTGGACATCGAGCCCGAAACCATCGCGGAAGCCACAGAACGCCTGGTCCTCGAGGCATTGCGCGCCCGGCGCTCGACACCGCAGACATTGCGCCAGGTTGCCGAGGTCGAGGGATGGTGAGCCGTGTGCAAATACCATTTCACCGTTTGCACAACGCAGATCGGCCGAAAAGTCCCGGATTTCTGCCGTTCTCGGCCCCCTGGCCCCCCCGCCCCCGCGTCTGTGCTCGGGGGGACCACGTAAAATTTTCCCAGATTCGGAGGATCCAATGACCCCAGAACAGTTTTTCGCCCGTTTCATCGACCGCGCCGAGCCCGGCGAATCATGCATCTATCACGACGGTTTCCTTGCCTGTGACCGTATGCAGGGCCCGACCCCCGACGCGGACATCGCCCGGCGCCTCGCCCGCCAGGGCCTCGTGTTCCTGACGCAGCGCCGCATCGGATCGCGTCACTATGAGTACCTTGCGACCAAAGCCTCGCGCCCCCTGCCCGCTCTCACATGGCCCTGGTGCTATGACCAATAATACCCCGCTCGTTGATTTCGTCGCGTCGGTCGTGAGCACGCTCGAGGACCGAGGCAAGGGTTACGGCAGCATGCGCGAGAACCACCGCCGCATCGCCCAGCAATGGTCCGCGACCATGGGCCACCGCGTCACGGCGGAACAGGCGGCGCTGATGATGTGCCAGTTGAAGATCGCGCGCCTGATCGAGTCACCCGACCACGAAGACAGCATCCACGACCTGGTCGGGTACGCGCTGATCTACTGGTCCCTGGTCAATGACCAATGACCAAGGGCAACGGCTACGATTGGGAACAGGACGCGATCCGCAGTTACGTCGAGGCGATCCAGGCCATGCGCGAGGCGTTCGAGCGCGAGCGGCTGCCGGGCGAGAGTGCCAAGGAATGGATGCGGAGGACCAAGCGCGATGAATGAGCTTATTTACAATATCCCCGCCATCGAAACGAAGTATCGCGGCATGCTTTTCCGGTCCCGCCTCGAGGCGCGCTGGGCCGCGTTTTTCGACCGGGCCGGGTGGCATTGGGAATATGAGCCGTTCGACTTGCATGGCTGGGTTCCTGATTTCGCGATCCGTGCCCCTTCGGGCCCGGCCCGCAAGCCGGTCTTGGTCGAGGTTAAGCCGATCCTCGAGATGCATGGACCGACCATCGAGCGCATCGAGCGCGCGATAAGCGCCTCGGGCCTCGATTATGAGGCGTTGCTCTTGGGCAGCGGTATCGTCACCGACGATGCGCAGCGATTTGCGTATGTCGGTTGGCTCGGCGAGCATGATCTCGATGACAATGGTGCGTCGGTTGGGGTGCTCAATTTTGCGCCCGCGTTATTGGTTGACCACTCGAGTCTACGGGACTGGGAAGAAAGCGCCAGGCGTTGCGGATCCATGACCCTCGACTTTTATCACGAGGACGGATTTTTCGGGTGCCGCATGTCAGGGTTCTACGACGGCAACACCGTAGAGTCGCACCTAGCCGAATACGACGATGTGCAAGAATATTGGGGCCGCGCGCACGCCGCGACGCAGTACCGTCCGCGATGAGTAACCTTAATATTATTTCTCTGGGCGCAGGCGTGCAGTCTAGCGTCATGGCACTGATGGCAGCGCGGGGCGAATTGGAGCCGATGCCAGTGGCAGCCGTTTTTGCGGATACCCAATGGGAGCCAGCAGGCGTTTACGCGCATCTTGATTGGCTTAAAAAACAATTGCCGTTTCCGACGTTCCGCGTGACGCAGGGCAATCTTCGATCCGATGCATTATCTGCGGGACGTTCTGCGTCAATGCCGTTTCATGTTCTCAACCCTGACGGCACCAAGGGCTTCGCTCGTAGGCAATGCACGTCGGAATATAAGCTGCGACCGTTGCGACGAAAGATGCGCGAGTTGGCTGGTTTGGCAAAGGGTCAGCGGAGCAAAGGCATCGCGGTCATTAGTTGGATCGGCATCTCGACCGACGAGGCGATCCGCATGAAACCGTCTTTTGACAAATGGTGCGAAAATCGTTGGCCGTTGATTGAGCAAAGAATGTCACGCGGAGACTGTATGGCTTGGTTCGCTCGAAATTATCCCGGACGAACTTTGGCAAAGTCGTCCTGCATCGGTTGCCCGTATCATTCTAATGAGCATTGGCGCGCCTTAAAACAAACGGACGAGTGGCATGACGCTGTTGAGTTCGACCGCCTTAGTCGAACAAACGAGAGGATGCGCGGCGAATTATTTTTGCACAGTTCGCTAAAGCCATTGGATCAAGCAGACCTTGAGCATGAAGGACAAGCTGATCTTTTTGGTGAAGATTGCGAGGGTCTTTGTGGTGTCTAAAGTTAAGCGCCCCATCACCACGCGCCGCGCGCGCAATGTCCTGGCATACGGCGACCAGGCCGACCGCGACCATGTGCTCGAGGAGCTCGGGAAGCTCGCGACGAGCGAGATCACGGACGTTCTGTTCTGGGACACTGAGGGCCGCGTCACCCTGCAAGGCTCCGCCGACCTATCGCCACGCGCCCGCGCCTCGATCAAGAAGGTCAAGGTCACGCCCACGGCCGAAGGCAACCAGATCGAGGTCGAGCTCCACAACAAGGATTCCGCCCTGCGTCTCCTCGCCAAGCACCACGGCCTATTGGACCAGACCGGCGAGCAGAACAAGCCGAGCGTGATCGGCGTCAACATTCACGGCCCAACCACAACGTATGAGGTACTCGATGACGAGAACATGGATAACGGACGCGGTGAGGACACGCCGCGCGATCAAGGGGATGAGCCGGACGGCCCTGGCGAATGACGCCGGAGTCTCGACGAGCACGATTAAGAGCATCGAGGACGGCGACCAGGTGCCAAACACCGGGACGCTTGAGGCGATTCTCCACGTTTTTGGCGCAGAGCTAGTGGTCAAGGACTATGGCGAGGACTAAGCGCGCCACAGATCGCTCGAAACGCCGCACAAGGGCACCCACGGGCGGTAGGACCGGCGACCTGAACCTGGACTTTAC